AATCCAGTGACAATCCTTTCCTTGCGATAATTCCAGCAAGATCATTCATTGTCTCCTTGTTGTACTCAGTATTTTTCGCTTGCTGAACACCCTTTCTTTTAGCGGTTGCTTGCTGCCCCAGCGTCTGCGGCTGAGTGAAGGTAGCAGGCGCTGGCGTGGATGGGGCCACGACTGGGTTGGGGGGCGTAGGGGCAGGTGTGTCGGTTCCTGGGATTACTGCTGGTGCATTCGGCGATCCAGACGGCGTTAGACCATCAGCTCCTGGAAGCTGCCTATTTGGAAACATCATCTGCATGAATTGGCTAGTTTTTTCCATACCAACCTTAGCTTTGTCTGCACGGATTTGACTCGCAATGTCAGCAGCCTCCGATGGAGTGATTGACTCCATATTGAAATCTTTTCCAGGCTCCATGCGTGGAGATCCAAAAAATGGGTCTGAATACGAAATTGATCCATGGTGTGTAGATGCAAAGGTGTCTGCGGCCATTGGGTCAACCCCCTGAGCGATCAGCATTCCCATGCTTTTCTTGTAAGCATTTGCTGCTTGAAGATTTGCTGGACTCATTGGTTCGCCAGGAAGCGAGAACTTGCCTTGAACGTACTTATCAAGGTCTTCAAGTTTCATCGAACTCATTCCAGGAGACAATGAAGATCCACCTCCAGAACCAAAGGCCCCTTTGAGAATATCCCCCATCATGGTGTTCTGAAGGTCACCCTGGGATTTTGCATTCTGAACCGCAACGTCGTTGGCTCCTTGGGCCGTGATAACTTGTCCTTGAATCTCTGGCATAAATGCCTGGTTGGTATCTGGAAGATTTCCACTCAGAGCTATTGCGGCGCGGCGAGCTGCCAATTCATCCTGAGCATTCAAGGCTGCATTCCTTGCCATTCCTTGAGTCAGGTCATTCGCTCCGCCGCCGCCGTAAAGATTGGACAAGAGCGCTCTCTGGTCTTGGAATGATTGCATCTCTTGAGGAGATGGTGGGGTTTGCATGAACTCTCCGATGATTGGCACTCCAGATGGAGATCCAGATGGAGCTTTAAGGCTTGCTGCGTTCTGACCAAATGCTGCGCGTTGACGAGCCGCTTCTGCATCAGCCCGATACTTTTCCGCAGACGCTGCTGATGCGGCCGCAGACGCATTATTTTGGGCGATCTGCGATTGGAAAATCTGAGGCTTGTACTTGGCCTCAAGCGCGTTGGCCTCGTTGGCAAGGCGAAACTGCTGAGCCTGCATCGGGATGCGTGGGTCGAAGATCGTCGAGATGGCATTGCCAAATCCTTGGATTCCCTGACCAAGAGAGGCTGATTGGTATGGTGATAGGCTGCTCATAATGTTTGTCTATTAGACGATGAATGCTTTTGGCGCTGCGCCCAATCTTCCTGCTGTCTGATTGTAAAGCCCAGCCGCCGTGTTGTACCCAGCGCCGCCAGGGGCGAGCGCTCCGCCAGATGCGGCCCCAAGACCAACGCTTCCAGCGGTGGAGAGGATCTTGCCGAAAAGATCCCAGCCACCACCCTTGAGTTGGGCCATGTCAGCATCGCTGCCGTAGAGGGCATTAGATGCGTTGCTGAGAAGCTGGTTCGCCTGCATCGGGCGATTGAGCGCGTTGAGCTGGTTGGCGGTCATGCCGATCTGCTCTCCAGACCGCTGGAGGCGTTCACCGCCAAGAATGTTAGAGCGATCCATGGCCGCGAGCGCCGCCTGCGCGTTGGCCTGCTGGTTGCCGTAGGCTTGATTGTAGGCCATCACCTTTGCCAGTTCGTTGGCGTAGGTATTTGATCCCACCGACCCCATGGGGTTTGCTCCGAGTGTCTGCACGTTTGCGGCATCGCTTGTTCCTCCAGTGATGGCAACTGGCTGGGCGTTCTGCGCTGCCATGAGCGCGTTGGCAATGTTTGATTGCTGGTTTGTGGTGTCCGCCTTGACTGCATTCGGGTCGAATGCCTTCATCCCTTGATCCTGGAATGTCTGACGAGCTTTTAGTTCGTCCTGCTGCTGCTGGTTTTGCAGACTAGCATTCTTCATCATGATGTCGCGCTGGCGCTTCTGCTCGGCTAGGTTTGCGACTGACAGCGCGTTGCTGCGCTGGTTCGAGGCATGCTGCTGGGCCATGGCTCCAGACACTATGGCCGCTGCGGAAACTGCTGTTACTGCCCAGGTCATTCTTTGATGAGGTTGGTTGGTTGCTTGCCGCCATTCCACGCGTTTAGCGATGGGTGGTCAGGCTCGATCAGAGTATTACTGTGTGGGGCTAGAATTTCAAGACCAATCTTCTCCACGTCTGTCTCGTCTGTGACGTGGAATGTTGTCCAGACAGTGTCTTCGATGATGTAGAGAGCTCGCCTGGTTCCAGGTGTCGTTACCCCTGTATGCGGCGCTTCATAGATGACTTGGCCCTCATTTTCTGAGGTGACCATTACTTTTCCTTTGGAGATGACGAACGGGTGCTCGGTCTTGTGCTCCATGCTGGTGACAAACGCCCCCGCTGGCATGAAGATCTCTCTGATGTACAGACCAGGGGTGAATCGGTTGGTGACTGGGCAATCGACTCTTGGAGCGTTGATGATCGCGGCCTCAAACTCGTCGATCGTCATTGACCGATCAGTACCCAGTGTAGGTGGAAACATTGTTCTGCTTGTTCACGTTCGGGTTGCTGCGGCTGTTTCCAGTGTACTGGTTGGAGAAGAACATTCCACCACCAGGGTTGAATTGGGCCGAGCTGTAATCCTGGGCGGCAAACTTTGATGCTTGATTCAGAATGTCACCGATTGCGCTGAACGACGGCCCATAGTTGAGCTGTGGCACGAATGCATTGGCCGACTGAAGCGCCGCTTGCGGCGACTCAGACGAGTAGAGCTGGCCAATTGTCTGCGAGCGAGCCTGGTTGATCGTCTGGCGCTGCTGGTTGGCGTAATCCTGTGCCTTCATCTCGGTTTGGCGGCGAATGTCGCCATAGGAGCTTGCCAAATCACCATACTGGTCTGCTGCGGTGGATGATCCTAGCTTCCCTCGATTTGCCAAGTTCGATGTGATGTTTCGGTTGGACTCCTGAAATGATTTCTCAATCTGAGGATTGGCGTACTGGCGGTAATTCTCCGAGATCCCAGCGTAATACGGATCGTTGTACTGAGAGAAGATGCTTGAGATGTCTCCAAGTCCCTTCTCGATGCTGGCGCGTTTTGCCAAGGCATCGGCCTCGGCTTTTGCCGCTTGATCTTTTTGGTATTGAAACTGCTGTCTGGACAGCTTGTTCGCTTCTTTTGCCGCTTTATTGCTTCCGCCTCCGAATAAACTGCTCATATTTTCAAATGGTATTGGTTATCGTGCGGGGTCAGTGAAGTCAAAGTGGATGCATGCGGATGATAGTCGCGAGAATGATGCATCTGTGGTGGAGAACTTCAAGCCAATATGGGTTCCGATTGCAGACATCCTGAAATTTGGTTGGCTGAAGTTCTGGCCGATCACCGATCCAGTGGTGACGAACTGATTTGTGACTGGGTCGGTGCTGATTTGGGCGCTCCAGGTTCCTTCGCATGACACATCCAGGCCGTAGAACCGCTTCTTGTGCGCTGGCTTGTCCGCAGACAGCCAAGAAAGCTCCACGGATGCCTCGGAAGCGTCGTAGGTATTGTTGTCGTTTCCTCCGTAGAGGTAGATTTTGTCGCCAGATCGGCAATACAGGCGATTGTCCTGCACGGCCCAGTCCTCGACTTCAAAGCCGAGGTCGTAGGTCGTCCACGCCGAGATTCCAGAAGCAGGGAAGAACGAGTACACGAACACCGTATCACCGATTGCAAGCAGGTATCTGCCATCGGTCGGCTCGATGATTCCCTTCGCCCTCTTCGTCTTGGCGTAGCCAGCAGTGTCCATCTTGGCTTGTACGACTGGATCAATCGACGTGCCGATGTCGAACACGACTGCGGCATTCGACGAGTCCCTGGCTCGCAGTGAGCGAATCCCAGTGTCAGACAGGAAGAATACATCAAGCTCGCCAAAGCTGGCGATTGACCCAGATGCAACGGAACCGATTCCATCCATCAGTTGGACAACCTGGTTACTTGCTGGATCACCAGGAACCATCTGCCATATCTGGGTGCTTCTGCGAGCAAAGATGGCCATGAAGTTCTGATAGTTTGCAGCGCCAATTGATTTGGTGTAGGAGCCTGTCTGCGCTGCTAGGTTTTCAAATCCAGCAAAGTCACTTTGATTCACCGCCCAATCCTTTGGAGTGTCTGTGTGACTAAAATGAATCAGCGATCCAGATGATGCGTACATCTTCGTCTTGAATGTCTTGACGAAGTGAGTGCTGAAAGTTTCCCGCGAACTTGTCGAATAGGAGTTTGAGGATGATCCGTTTGCGATGGTCACCTTGAACAAGGTGTTCACTGTTACACTTGTCACCGTCCCAGCGAATGACACTTCCTTCACCTCCTTTACTCCAGGGGC